GCATGAATTGCTTTGATGAGTTGGGCGACTTTGGAGGGATCGAAATTCTTGTCTTGGATCACCACCTTGAAATGAAATGGTTGGCCGCCATACTCCCAATTTTCCAACACTTCGGCGTAGGTGAACACCTCGTTCACCAACTCCTCGATGACTGAAGGCGTACCCGTGCGTGTTTTCCAGTCGATGCTTTTCTTAACGAGTAAGCGCTTGGTTTCGAGCGGGAGCGCCTGGTCGTAGAAATCGACCTTTCGCATGACAGCTAAGGCGTCCACGAGATGTTCTGGCAGTTCGTCGATGATGGGCAAAATGATGATCTGACGCATATCGTCGACAACCGAGAAGAAGCCGGCATCGATCGCGGCACTCGCTGCCCTGACTTCCGCGTTGTCCGCAATGCTAGATGGCGTTACGTCGATCAAACGCACGGATCGTATATCTAACTCGGAGGGATTGATCATTCGTCCTCCAAAGCTCCGAATGTGACCGAGATTTTGTTGGCAATGCCGACCTGCTGAGCGTTGAGTGCCTGAAAGCGTGGAGCAGCTAACGTCATGCGTTTAGCGCCAGCCGCTTTGACACGCGCTAGAAGCTCATCATCGTTGATGTCGCGTCCAATTTTGGATCGTTGCCAAAGAGAGTAGTTAGCCACAGCGCGTTCAACGGCTTTCTGGATGTTGGCGACAGAGGAAGCGTCTTTACTGGAAATGTAGTAAGTTAGGTCGATGTCATAGCTAACAACCTGTGGAGACTCAACAATGACTTGTATAGCGATCGGTCTTCTCCTTTTATGGTCGCATGCCAATTGGACTTTCTGAATGATTTCAGGAGTTGGTAGGATTCCACCTTTGCATAACACAACGATTCCAACCTGGCCGGCGTAATCAGAGCCAAGAAGTTCCTCACGTGAATAAACCGAAAGGTCGATGATTTCTTGGGAGGCTGATCTAGCGAAAAAAATGTAACTGTTCATGGGACCCGCGGCAGAAAAACTATCTGGCAGGAGCCATAATCGAAAACGGTATGGCTCGTCAGCTTCTTTGTCTACACCACCATCACTTTCGGTGATGTTCGATGCACGAACGACGAAAGAATTGTCCCACTGGACTAACTGGTTAATCTGACCCGGCAAGAGATTGTTCGCTGAAGACCCCGCTACGTCACTCGTTGCCGGAGCATCGCCAGTCAATTCACCAGGAGGAATGATTGCGCTGGCTGTCGTGGTGAACGTGATTCTATTGGCCGCGGCGACCTTAGTACCAGCTGGGACAATGCTTCCACTGGTTGTTGCTACTTCGAGTGTGAATCGAATTGTCGTTGTGGCGTAGCTCTCTTGAAGCCGTGCTCCACGTTCTCCGTAGTTAGACCCGTAAAGATCTAACAAGTCGCCCTGAGCGTATTTGAGAAAGTAGCTTTTACCAGTCGCATCAATCAACGCCCGCAACTGAATTTCACGCTCGGCTTGAGCTAGCAGATAGAGTCGTCTCTTATTGCCAGCTGCTAGCGTGATGGCTTGACCCGTATCTGCTAAATAAGCCGCTTCATAATCACGGATGATTTCCGCACGGATTGTAGCGGGATCTTTTTCGGCAAACGTAAAATCGGGAACATTCTCGAACATCGAAGAACGTCACGGTGTCAATTGGCGATGCCCACTGACAGGATCGGTTTGAGGTTGCCTTGCACTGGATCACCCTCAAATCGGATGGCATGAATTTGCGCACGAGGCTCGTAGTGACGAATTTTAATGAAGATCTCCTGGCGCATAAACGGAATGGCTAGGTTGATTGGCAAATCAATGATTGAGTCATCCAGACCGAAGTTTCGATCGAGAGGCACGGTTCCAATTTCCGTTGTGAGGATGGCGACGATGTTGTGCAGCACTTCTTTGGTGCCGGTCGAATCCCAGTCCATTCCAGCTAGCTCCGCAGTGTCGAATGTTTCACCATCAACCTCGATGACTGAATCTGCGAACAAGCTCACTTGAACAGGCTCCTTGGAATTAAACGAGTCAACAATCCCGGCTGAATTGGTCCGTCGTACTCACTCATGGTGACTTGAACTGACGCCCCCTCAACCTGGCCCCACATGTTTATGAAATGGTGATCCTCGCCCAAACTTTTGATGACATATTGCGAATTACCTAGAGCTACCCCGCTGATTCCAATGATGAGGGGCGCAACCGTACATTTTCGCACGTAGCCCTCAAGTAGCGGCAGCATGATTACTGGACTAGCTCCCCAGGCATCATTAAACGCCATCGTAAACGTGATCTCATCCAACTTGGGACCGAGGTATTCTAGTTTCGGTTTCTGGCCAAGGATCTCATGCTCATGAAAGCGGCTGGACACCTTCTTCTTGAAATCGGCAAACGTGATAATGCTGCCGGTTGGGTATGCCCCAAAAATAAGTCCAGCAAATGTCCCGATCATGATCCAACCCCTGAGCCAGTTGAGTCTTTCCAAACGCCGGTCGCTGTGCCATTTCCATTGACCAGAATATCACCGCTAAACGTCGCACCTTGAGCAGTTAGACTATCTCCGACAGTTAGACTCCCAGTGATTTTAACATTTCCCTTCAGCGTAATGTTAGAAGCCTCGACAGTTGCTAAACCAGCTGCCTTCACGCTGAGGACACCTTGAGTTGTTAGTTCAACGTCACCCTCGCTGACTAGCTTGACTGGCCCCTTGGTTTTAAGGTCTACTGGACCTTTAGAGTCGATCATGAGCGTGCTATTAGACGAATCGAATTCGATCACTGTGCCGTCCGCGAAAGTCGTGTGTCGAACGTGCTCACTGGTGGTTGGAGGGGGGATACCACGACAATAAAATGAGCCATGCACGAAACCTTTGCTGGTGCCATTGGGGAGCGTTGAGAAGAGCACTTGCTCGCCCAATTGAGGTAACCAGAAATCTTTAGTACCAATCGTGCTTTTCTGCACAACAGCTAACCAGTCAGAAATGAGATCGTCCTTGTCTGTTTGACTGACACGGACTTGTGGGCCTTCTTCGGGATGGACCCTTCGCGCACAAACAAATCCCACTTTGTGGGACTGCCTGAAGTCGCTGTCGCTAACGTCTAAAAATTCGAGCATCAAATGATACCCACTTGTCAATAACCTTTGAGAGTCTTTCGCAGTGTAAGGTTAGTAACTGCACCCTGACCAATGCGGTGCTCGACTTTCGTGATGATCCATTTTCCGGCGAACTTTCCAAATTTGGGTTCGAGAGTGTATGTGTCGCCAGCGCACTTTTTGAGATCTAGAGGGAGTGTCAGGTTTTTGCAGTGGCGTCCTTTCTTGTTCTTGTGTCGAAGCCGTTTTTTGGCCCGTCGCTTCGCGAGATTCTCCGTAGCTGTTGTTGAGTCGATATAATCTAGCGACTCATGACCATCGTCATAATTTATAGTCATTATGCGATCGGGTTTCGATTGATTCTAAAGAGATCGTAGTCTAGCCGAACATTGTGTTTCAAAGTTGAACCTGAAGCAGAAGACTCATCCGAAGATTCGTCCGGTGTAAATGTATGTTTAGCGACCTTTCCAGTATCAGGGTTGTGATAACGAACTTCGCAAGCTTTGTGAATATCGTTCGAATGCCATTCGAAATCATAACGCAAAATGTTGTCATCGAGAGTGATCATGCCTTTTGGCTCTTTGGCTTCATACTCTTCTTCATCGAACAAGATGATTTTTTTGTCGGAAATCTTCATCGCTATTCCTGCGTTTTCAGTTAGTTCGCTCAGGAAATTGATGTCTGTCCTTTCAGACTGATCCACTCTGTCATACGTTGGACTTTCCTTCGCCTCCCATTGGACAGAAAGTCCATTCTTGTTCGCGATTTCAGTGGCGATCTGTTTTAGGCTAGTCTTCTCCCAACCCTTGCTGTTTTTCTGCCATTTTAGCGACCCTTTGACCGGCAGGCTAATGCCTTTGATTGTGACGGTTCGTGGCGGTCCGCTGAAACGAACACTGTTAACTTGGAAGGTGCCACAGTCGACGAATTGCGTTCCTGGCGTGTTCCAATTGTCCGCGAACAACTTAACATGCAGCGTGCCCCCCTGGTCCGGCATCCAATTGTTGATCCACTTTTCAGAGACATCCTGAAGCCGGATAGTAACCTCATCGGCGTGCTCGGACATATTGTCTGTCACGGCTAAATCGATCAAATCATTAGAAATCTCCTCACTGATGTCCTTGCCCTCGTACATTACTGATGCACGGGCTCGGCGCATGGATGAAGTCATGATGTTAGGCAGTTCGAAACTCACTTAGCGTAGCCTCCACGTTTCCACGGTGGAAGGTCTTCAAACAACTGAGTGGTATCCACATCCGGCACATTCAAGACAACGCCAGCGCAAAAGATAGACGTGTTCCGATGCGGAAAGTTCGCGTCAATAAGCACGTCCATTTTTAATTCAGTGCCATAGACTTTGAGCGAGATAATATCCCATCGATCGCCCTGGATAGTTGTGTAAGTCCTCATGCGAGCCGTGTCCCTCGGTGACCTTCGAACATCGCCAGAACCTCGTCACGGATCGATTGCGCAACACGCGCGCCCGCCTCTCTAACAGTTTCGGTGTCTGCGTTTCCGTTGATCGTAATGGACACCGGAATATGGAACGAAGTATTCCCAGACGGACCGCTGCTGCCCAATCCACTTCCTAACCCCATCGCATCGGCTGCGCTCTCCAAGAGCTTGAGGCTGCGATGGGATCTGTTTAACGGGATGATCGCTTCTGGTCCAGCCTCCGCAACCAGTCCAAAGTGTGGGGCGCTAAATATGCCGCCTAGTGTATACTCGCCGAACTGCAATTTCTCGACTCTTTCTTTATCGGTGATCGGAACAAAAGGCTCAGTTTTTCCCAGATTTCCCTTCGTTGAATCTCCTCCATGGAAAATTCGATCCCACAAATATTTAATGCCACCGGCCGCTGTCTTGACACCATTCAGCGCTAGGTTCAGTGCCTCAAAACCTTTGGTTAGAGAATCAACCCAGGAACCCGCTAACCATTTCAGGGAGGGCATGATCCATTTTTCAAAAACATCCCCAATGGCTTCGAAGACAGGCTTCAGCACTCCCCAAGTTTCTTTTAGTCGCTCCCAAGCAAATTCTTTTGTCCATCCAAAGATATCTTCAAAAATTGGTGCCAAATCCGACCCTATAGCTTGCAATTTCCCGAACATCTTTCCTATTTGTTCAAACAATGGCGCGAAAAAATCAGTGACGGGTTTGAACACTCCTGCGAGCCAAGAGGAGAACTGCCCCCACTTTTCCGTAATCCCATCCCAAGCCATCACAGCATATTTTTTTACATCCTCCCAGTGCGTCGCCACCCACCATACCGCCACTCCCAAAGCCACGACGCCCGCAACAATCCATGTTATCGGATTAGCTAACAGAGGGGCAATAAGACCCCACGCAGCGGCGGTGGCTTCCCATAGAGTAGTTGTGATGGTAGCAATGTTAGCCACCACAGCTATAACCTCTGAATCGACCCACACACCGAGAGCCATTTTTGCCCGCTTCTCAACTTCTCCAAAGTTATCTCGGACCCATATCAGTGAATTCTCAATCTTCCTTAAGGTGGCATTGAATTTGTCCCAAACGGCGGTTGCAGTAGCCACAAAATCCCAAGGATCGCCTTTCGATCCTTGACCAATAAACACACCGAAAATCTCTTCCAACCGTCTACCGGTTTTCTCAAACCTATCAGTGTCCTCCAAGAAATTAAAAGACATCCGCAGGCTGTTCCCGATCTGCTTCACCTGGGGCAGAATAGGATCAAAAAGATGTTTCAGCTGCTCTGGTCCAACAAACTCAAGAAATGACTCTGCAAGCGGAGAGATGAATGCTTCTTCAAGATTTCCAATGGAATCATTGAAATCCCAGAATCGTTCTTCCATGCGGACAAAAATCCCCTTTAGCCCCTTCATCTGCTCCTTTGGATACTGATAAGCGGGTCCACCTTCCCCAGTGAGTTGAGCGATGGCTATTAATAGCTTGTCCTGTGAAATCTGATGTTTGAATATTGCTGATGTGAACTCTTCAGGCTTCATTCCAGCGGATTTTGCCATTTCTGACGACACGGAAAAACCCGATCGCAAGTCCATCTGTTGCAAATGCTGGCGGTCAACCTTGTGCATGGACTGCATCTTTACGTAAGCATCCATTACGTGCTCGAACGAGTTTTCGTCCTTCGAAAGATCGGCAATGTTTCCGAGTATTGTGTGCAGCGCTTCTGGCGTTTTAAACTTATCCATGTTAGTCGATAGAAGCCGGTTAATCGCTTCCATTGCCGGCTCGTATTTGATAGGCGCTTCGTTGTCAGAGAAGCGCCGAACCATGCTGTCTATTTCGCCAAGCTGACCTTCTCCGTGCTTAGACGCCAGAACGGCGCGCATTTGGTTCTGCAACACCTCGCGTTCAGCATGAATCTCGAACCCACCCTCTAGGAGCCTAGCTCCTTCAAAGGCTGTAATGGCACCACCCAGGATGGCTCCAATTCCCGTGAAATGAGCTAATTTGTGTAGAGGCGCAAAAGCCTTTTCGATGGAGTGACCCAACTTCTCAAAAGAATAGTGAATCTTTTTGGCAGCATGCGCAGACTTGCTTTCCAAGATCTTGAACTGCTTACCGGCAGATTCAAATGACGAATGGAAAGAGGTTTGTAACTTCCCTCCCACCTCGAACATCGTGATATAGGTTTTCGCAGCCATCTACTTTTTGGACTTACTTTCTCTAACCATTTCACCGAGCACCACAGCCCACTCGACAAACTCGCTCAATGTTATGTCCAGCCAGTGATCAACTGGTGTGCTCGTGTGGGATGACATTGCGGCTGCTGTTCGCCGTAGAGTCTTGGTAAGCGATTTGTCGAATGGGAAACCTATTTTTTTTGGGCTTCAGCGAGTAGGGCAGCAATAGCGTTCCCATCGAGAAGAGACAACTCTAGGAAGTCGTTAGGGACTGCACCGGCAGCAAACGCCGCCATAGCTATGCCAATCGCCGTGTTAGTCACTTCACCGAATTCGTGTCGGGCAAATAATTCAGCTTCGATCGAATGCCGGGTTTTAAGCAAACCGAAATTAAATATCAGTTCTTTGGTCTCTGCGCCGTTGACCAAGATTGGAGTTCTCAATTTGAGAGTAACCGCGTCTTTCTTCATGAATTAGTCCAAGGTGTCAACGATGTGTTAACAAAAAGAGAGCGCCTGGCCTGCCAGACGCTCTCGTGCTTTGCGTGGTGCAAATTAAGACAAGCCGATAGCAGCTCGCGTGTCAGCTACCTCGTCCACACCATTGATGATGCAAATGTAGCGTTCTTTGTCTATATGAATGATTTTCTTCTTGTTCCAGATCATTTGCAGCGCGGTCGCTTCTAACTGCACAGTCACTTCCTGTTTTTCTCCGATGGCCCATTTGCCCAGATCAAACTCCTGAGGAAGCACTTCAATCAGGATTTGCTCAGGCACAACATAGAGACCCGAGCCGCCTCCCTTCTTGTGCTGAATCCCAGCACGGCAGTCTAACGATACTCCGCTCTGGCTCAGCAGTTGGGCGCATTCCTCACGGAACGTTTGAAAATTCAGACTGACTGTCATGGACTCAAATCGGCCCTTTGCGTTGTAGTTTGTGGTTCCGAGATGTCCAGCGCCTTTAAACTCAGCCTTCACGTTCGTGAGTTTCGGCAAGGTTAGATCGATTAAGGAGGGCAATCTTTTTCCCTTAATCCAGCATGTGTAATCCTCTAGGTTGGTCGAAATATCGGGCATAGTATTAATCCTTTCAATTAGTCGGCGAGGGAATCAAATCCGCCAGTCGTAAACTCAAGAACAAACTCAAGACTCTCAATCGGTGTTGGGCTTCCTTCACCAATGTGGACTTTGTAATGACCGTTGAGAATTTCGCTGTCGGGGTTTTCTTCATGGTCGAAGCGCACATAATATTCAAGCAGATAACCGGAGTTCTGCTGGTCGGCTAACCACAAATTGATGTCATTGATAATCGCATCGATTTCTCGTCGATTACCCGGTTTATCAATCTTATTATCAAAGGTCGTGACTACTGTGTTTCCAATAAAATCCATCTGGCGGCGATTCGGAATGAAGCGGTCTTTCACATCCGGCGTTCCAGGGAACGATGCGGTGTTGCTCCCCCAAATCACCAAGCCGCGACGGGTGCTGCGTCCAGTAACTATCCCGAGTGAGTTTAGGTAGTTTGCTTCTTTCTTCGACAGGAAGGCCGGGTTACCATCACCATCATACATGGCATCGGCCAGAAGTTCCTTGTTTGAAGCTGTTTCGTATGGAACGCCTCCATTGGTCGCATCTAGTTTAGCAGAACGTAGGGCGTAATCGACCGAAAAACGGAAACGTTTGTTGCCCATTCCAAGCCGCAGATAGCATAGAATTTGTCGATGCGAAGTGAGACCGTTAGTCGCTTTCCAGGCTTCGGCGTCTTGATATTTCTTAACAACAGAAAGGTCGACATCACCTACAACCATACACCTGTAACTGTCATCAAACAGCTCGGCCTTAGACGCCAACGCTGTCAGGATGGGCGCATTCGAACTAAAGGCCGGTGCCATTAGGTAGCCAGCAACAATGTTAAATCGAGGGTGAATTTCCTCGATCAGCTCAATACCAGTCTTTCTTCCGTGTTGGTCTATCCCACCAATCACATCGTTAGCTGTGACGGGCGTTGAACCAATCTTGGCATAGCCGATCAAAAGGCAATCGGTATCCTGCGGAATCGATCCACCGGGGAGAATGCTAACGACCATCTTTCCGTCCTCGTTGTATTCAAGGCTGTAGTCTCGGTCGAGAACATAGCGGTGTCCGGTATCGGGAATGATCCTAGTCAACGTCTTATCAGCCTTAGACGTTTTCTCGGACTTAGACATTTTCGATTCATCATCATCTATCTGAACAACAATTGAATCGAAGATGACTCCATCAAACGGGAGAACGATTTTTTTGTTTGTAACTGCGAGTGGCGCAATTCCCATGTGACCGGCGTCCTTCATGGGATCGAACACATTAATGAGGATGATCGGTGAAAACCGATACCTCTGGAAGGCCGAGTAAATTAACTCGCACAGATCAAATCTGCCCCAATCGAGGGACCAACCCACGGTTGCCAGTGCGTCCTGCAACGTCAAAAACATCAGGGGTTTGTTAACTTGCTTTGTACCGCCGCGCACCAGATGGACCGGTGCAGAGCCGATTGCAACAGAAATACCGCTGTCCGCCGTGATGACGGGTTTGAGTCGGGTCGATACCTCAGACCAACTTGCGCCATGCTTGTAGTTAGAAGATGCCATTTGAGAATGGCATTGTGTCAACTAGTCGTCGTAAACCGTATCGGCGTGGGCGCTCTGTGGGGTTTCAATGCGCCATGTCGATGTAATGATACCCACAAAGACTGGAAATGTGTCGTAGTCTAACGTTTGCCAGTGGTACGGCATGGCAAGCGGAAAAGCATTTGCTAGAATTCTGTATCTAAAGAAGCGGCGTGTGATTGAATCGGTGACATTGAGTGCGTCTTGGTAACCCTGCATGTTGGGTGAACTGTCCGCAACCCCAACCAATAGCCGCACTTGAACGGTGCCATCTTCCCATGTGTGCTCGGCTCCGCTGGCTTGGACGATCACCGAAGGGTAGTTAGTTACACGCTCAGTGTCGATCTCGCCTGCACCATCACGCGGGATGAATCCGGGGTAGACGTTGACCGGCACTAGGTCTCCATGTGAATTTTTGAGCCGATAGTCTTTAACTGCCTCTTTGACAGCCTCAACCACAGCTGATTGCAACGAGAAAAGTCCGTACATTACCTAACCTTCAAAAGGCGCTCCACCTCGTGATCCAGACGCTTCATAAAGGTGGTGTCGATCGCTTTCTGGCTAGTGGGTGCAACTTCTTCGTTAGTGGCCATAATGGCAGCCGCAGGAGATTTAATCTCGTAAATCTTCTCTTTATTTTTGTCTTTCATTCTCGACCCCTTAATTCGTCCGAAAACACCAACATGGCCGCTCTTCTTCATCTTTTGCACAAACGTGTGTAAAAGCTTTTTCTTTCCGCCTTGCTTTAGGACAGCGACGTTCAATACCTCAGGCCGTTTCTTAGCCTTACCTTTTTTAGTTTCTCCCGCTCGAAATGGAGCTTTAGGGGTGACCGTGAAATTATACAGATTAAGCATGTGGCCCTTAATCTTTAAGTGGCCACCCAATTTTCTGTAGTCCCTCTTCACCTTGATGTTTCCGGAGAGCGTTTTGTGCTGCTCGCCAGGATTCTTGGACCCGGCTCGGATCGTGTAACGTTTTTGGATACTTTTAGATAGTCGGCTCTTTCCTGCATTAAGCGCTCGACCGCCTGCATTCCAAACGGCCTTCTCAATCCCTTCGTTAACGTGGCTCAGAATCTTTTTAGCCTCTTCAATTCCTTTTTCTGTGAATGTGATCATGTTCTACCTCGCCCAAAGGGTGAAACTAACTGGGTCTTCCTTGATCTCAAAAACGGTCCTAACTTCCGTTCCAATCTCGATTTTATCTCCGAATTTAACTACCGGACAGTCAGCACGCCGAACGCCGACCTGCCAGACTTTCACGACATCGTGTCGGTGCTGGTCAATCGTGAAATGTTCTCGCGTAACTAATACCGTGACTTCAACGCCGTTGATAAGCACAGCTTCCCCCGAGATATCTAGGAGCGCGTCAAAGCCCTCTGCAATTGCGTTTGTTAGATCGCTGGGCATACCAAAAGGGGCGGGTATCACCCCGCCCCTGGTGTTCTTAACTTCTAGATTAAGCGGCGACGCATCAGGCTTTCTTAGTTTCCGGCTTAGCTACATCGTCAGGCAAACGAGCGCTTTCAGATTTCTTAAATTCCGACTTGGCAGCATCCGTCAGACGAACCAGCGCCCTCGGGTTGCCGACCTGGTAACCGTACACAGCCTCAATGACAGAATTACGGGTACCTGTGTCATTAGAATACCATTCGCGGTAGCCAAAAGTCAGACCCGTCTCAGCATCAGAAACAGGCATCGCCTGGTGGTACAGGTTACCTGGCTGCGGTTGAAGGTACCGCATGGCAACTAACATGGCATCCGGTTTGACCGCGATTCCGTAAGGGATGTTAGCCGGCAAAACAACGCTCTTGTAGATCTTGTCGAACGTGTCTACCGACGGCACATCACCTTTCCGAATGACCTCTGCTCCACCGTAATTCAGGGCGCTCTTCAACGCCGGATCTTTTCGCAGTGTGGCATGAATGGCAGAGTTAACGATCAACGCTCGATTAAGCTCCGACCAAGACAGCACATCAACGACGGACGACAAGTCAATGATCTCGTCAACACCGAAAATCGGCTTTCCGTTGTCTTCCTTTTTCAGACCGAACGTCTGTGCAAATGTGCTAGCAACTACCTGCGAAAGAATGTCTTGAAACACGGCTTTCGCGAGCGCAAACCCTTTCTGCCTAGCAAAGGTCTCAAGCTCGATCTGTGGTTGCTCGGAAATTTCTTTGTCAGTCAAGCTCCAAGACACAAATTTGTGTTTATTCAGGCTGACTTCGATCCCTTCTGCTTGCGCACCTTGCATGAGGTAAACGCCTTCAAAATCGGTGGCAGCATCAGCCGCATCGACAAATTTGACGCGCACTTTGTCACCGCGTTC